ATCCAGTGCTAATATCTTCTGGCATGTAAAGGAGAATATTTGGCAAAGAAGAAGGAGAATACTCTTGTGCCGAAGAATTATAACTTGCCGTTGGATTTACATTTCTACTAACATCATTACTGTCTGCTTGAAATGGAGGACTATACTTAAAAAATTGAAACAAAACATAATCTGTGTCCGCAGCAATTTCTGGATCGCTGGGATATCTCAATAATCCTTTTTTGTTTAAGGTTGGATTTTTTGGTCCACTAACTTTTAATTTTTCTTGGTCTTTCTTCGCTTTATCTTGCTCCTCTTTTGCCTTATCCGCAGCTGCCTGAGAAGGAGCAACAACTGGTCTACCAGAAGTGTCTGTGAATTGTGTTTGGGGTGAGATTGTTCCGCCTAAAGGAGGTAATCCTTCTTGCCCTGGTTCATATCCCATTACTTGCTCATCTCCCTACTTTGTTTTGTTCCGTATCCTTTTATAATTCTGTGACCAGTGATTTTGTCATAATATTTTTCGCTCGTTTCCTTCCAAACCTCTTCTTTATTGATTGGAAACTTTACTCCTCTAACATCCTTCACAAAATCTTCAGTTGGCAATAGAATGGCAGTGTCCCATTCGGCCGTAGCGAGATCAATATACAAACCGTCAACATGAGCGTGTATATATTTATGAAAACATGCCTTGGGTATGTCAATCTTTCCTTCCATCAACTTTTTAACGCAGATTATTCTTTTTTTGATTGGAAGGTAGTGTAAATTAGCACCCCAGAATTCTTCTTTTTGTGATTTGATTACATAAACGAGAGGAAATCTGTCATAATGAGGCAACCACTTCATTTTTGCCTTATACTCATACATGTATAAGTGACCTTCAACAACATATCTTCTAAGTTGGTTTTGATCTTGTTCTTCTACAAGTCCGCCCTTATCGCCCTTCTCGTCTAAAATATATTTGTTGAAGTTTTTCTTATACTTTCCTGCTTCTGCCTTAACAGCAGCAAGATACCAACTATAACTTTTCTTTTCTCCGCCGGTTGCTGCTGTTACACGTTCAAACAACGTTTTGTATCCTGGTTCTTTATTAACTTTATTGCGTTGGATATCTCCAAATCCTTGTGCCATTGTTATACTCCTAAATGGTCTTCGGTGAGTATCAAGAAGTTCATTTGCCTATCTTCACAATACTCACGCGCAGCAGACCATTTAGCTTGGTTTTTTGCGAATGTTAAAACTGCCTCACGATAGGCACTGGTTCGTCTATTCTTTTCATTCGGTGGTTGTGTCTGTCTTTTAGGTTTGATTTCAATGATATACTTAGAGATTTTACCATCCTTCTCACGAACCTTAATATAAAAATCTGGATAATATCGTCTCACTTTACCATCAGGAGCACGATAGGGGATGATTACCTCTTCGCTACCCCATTCAATGATGCTGGGATTGTTATCACAAAACACCATGAACTTTCGTTCCCATAGAGATCTATAGATAACACGAGTTGGGTTACCACGATACTTTCCAGGATTTACGGGTTTGTATAATCCAGAGTACGCCATAAATATAGTTGGACCAACATAGGTATTTAGTGTGTCTATTAATAGCTTCATCAACACGGTAGCTAAGTATGGCGGAATGTCATTTAGCAATAATTTTGAAGTAAAAATCATTAATCCACCGGTAGAGTATAAGGGGATTAATGAGATTGTTTCTTTGTTTTGTGATGAAGCTCAGCTGCCAAATACAAACACTGCTCAGGGTTCTATTAATGGTTTATATCTGGGTAGTGGATCAGTTCAGTATCCTCATACTAGAGTATATACAGAAATCCAATTTGGATTTATGTTAGATGCCAATTTATCTGCTTTGAAGTTTTTAAATAAGTGGATGGATTATATTTTTAGTGGTCAAAGTAAAGAATTTAGTGATCAACTGACTAATAAATCTCTCGCGCAAATTCAGTCTTTAGCATCCACAAATCCACGAGCAAAAAACAGATCAATTAGACTTAGATATAAGAATGAATATGCGAGAACTATTTTGATTAGTAAAACGGAGCAGGGTCCATATTCTCCCAATCAAAGAGTTCCTCTCACCTATGTTTTAGAAGAAGCATATCCATACGCAGTTGATGCTGTTCCATTGGCATATGGCAACTCACAGATAGCAAAAGTCTCAGCACAATTTTCATATGCGAGACATTATACAATTCCAAATGATATTACTTCTGTGGCAGGAACACTCAACGGAATGTATAATCCATCTCAAAAGAAAGACGTAGAACAAAAGGTGGTTCCTGGAAAACGAAATTGATGTTTGAATTCCTCAAAACCCGAAAAATTTTTTCCGCTAAAAAATCGTCAAAAAAGACGCAATAAATATACATATGATCTGATTTAAGTATAATGGCATTACCACAACATGCTCTCCCGACTTACGAGCTAGAAGTTCCATCAACTGGCAAAAAAATCAAATATCGTCCATTTGTAGTAAAAGAGGAAAAACTTCTTTTGCTGGCATTAGAAGCAAATGATGAAAAACAGGTAGAAGAGGCACTTAAGACTTTACTTAAAAATTGTATTCTTACAAAAGGCATCAAAATAGAAGAATTGCCATCTTTTGACTTAGAATACATTTTTCTTCAAATTCGTGCTGTTTCTGTTGGAGAGACAGTTGAGATGAACATCACTTGTAAAGATGATGAAGAGACTATTGTAAAATATGTTTTAGATCTCACAAAAGTCACTGTTACCAAACCAGAAGGTCATAGCAATAAAATCATGCTATCTGATACAATGGGCATGATCATGAAATATCCGGCATTTGATGATTTTGTCAAAAATTCAATTCTTGGCGCTTCGCCAACAGCAGATAGTGTAATTGAAGCAATGGCATCTTGCGTTGATCAGATATTTGATAATGAAGAAGTTTATGACAGTTCAACAACAAGCAAGAAAGAGTTTATTGACTGGATTGAAGGTCTCACAAACAAACAATTTGAACAGGTTAGACAATTTTTTGATGAGACACCAAGACTTGAGCATACATTCTCACTTAAAAATCCAAAAACTGGAGTAACCTCTGAATATACAATTGTTGGGTTAACAAATTTTTTCGGATAGCACTCTTCCATAATAGTTTGGAAGGGTATTATAAAACCAACTTTGCTTTGATGCAGCACCATAAATATAGCTTGACTGACATTGAAAATATGATGCCCTGGGAGAGGCAGGTTTATACTACTCTCCTGATGCAGTATCTGGATCAAGTTAAACAAGAACAAGAACGAGCAGCACAACGCTAATGGCACACGGTTTTCTTACACCTACACCAGTATCAGGAGATAACTTCTGGAGAAACGTTGAATGGTTGTGGAAAAAATTAAACAAAGAGAAAGAAGAGAAAGAAGAAAAAGAAAAAGGTGGGGCATTAGCAACAACACCAAAACCAGATATCTATGATCCAGGATTAAAAGCGGTAAGAGTTTCTGATGTTACTGCTTCAAGGACACAAAAAAATGAACCTCCAGCACTAAAGATGCTGAAGCAATCCATTGTTGCTGGTGCCCTTAAACCAGGAACTAGTGGTATTGTAAAAAAAGAGCAACTAGCATTACCACCAGGAGGACCAAGACTTCCAGGAGGAGCATCACCAACAAAAGGTGGCACTTTTACAAATATTCCTGGTGTTGCTGCTGCTCCAAAAAAATTAGACAGTGAAGTATTTTTTAAGGCAGCACAAACTGGCGTAGATCCAGAAACTGGAAGATATCTTAGCAGTGAAGAAAGAAAGGATTATCTAAAAAAATCAAAATCACAGTTAAATGCTACTGCGAGTGTAGCATCTGCTGGAGCTTCTGGTATTTCAAGTGCTTCTTTAGTTACTAAAGGTGACGAAGCAGTTGTGGGATCGGTAGAAAATCTCACAAAAGTAGTAACGTCACTTGTTGATGCCGTAAAGGCACAAACAGCAGCACAAAAACAAATTTCAGATAAAGAAGCAGCAAAAGCAGATACTCTGACAAATAGAGCATTAGCAAGAGAAGAAGAAAAGGCATTAGAAGCAGGATCTGATAATTCTGGATTTATTACCCCATCCGGTGGCATTCAATTAGGTGGAAATGCTGCTCGGGGAGGAATGGGAGGCGGCGCTGGGGGTGGTCTTGGTCTAGGTGGTTTTGGTGGTAAAGTAGCAGCGAATGCCATAGCAAAACGTGGTATTGGTAGAATGGCAACTCGCTATGGAGCAAAAGTTGCTGGAAAACAAGGTGCTAAGGTTGGATCTAAGGTTGCTGGTAAATTGGGTCTAAAGGCACTCGGTATCGCTGGTAAGAAAATACCATTGCTTGGATTGGGTCTTGGTGGCATTTTTGCTGCTCAGAGGGCAATGAGAGGCGACTGGGCGGGTGCTGGAATGGAATTGGCATCGGGGGCAGCAAGCACGGTTCCTGGTTTTGGGACAGCAGCATCTCTTGGTATAGATGCCGCTCTAATGGCAAAGGATGCTGCTACTGGAATGGCTAGAGGTGGTTTAGTTACTGGTGGTAAGAAGAGTGTTGTT